ATCGAATTTGGACAATTTAAAAATGTCCATTTTCGAAAATCTGAAAAAAGTTTCGAAAAAGCGTGTTTTTTTGCATGTTTGTGACGAAAATGCTGTAAAAATCAAAAAAAAACATTAAAAAAATGTTACGATAATTTTTTATATTTTTTTTAAAAAAACGATTTAGGTAAATCTCTGTTCTGAATATATGACAACGCTTGACAACGATTTTAAGCAAATTTTAAGCAAAAATTTTCATTGTAAACTTTGTGACTATATTACGTCACGAAAACATAATATGACTAATCATTGTTTGTCAGCAAAACATCAAAAAAACTTAAAAAACAACGATTTGACAACGCTTGACAACGATTTTAAGCAAATTTTAAGCACAAACCATAAGAAATATATTTGCTTAACATGCTCCAGAGCATATAACGACAGGGCTGGACTATGGAGACATAAGAAAAAATGCAGCGAACCTACCACCGAAGAGGTATTTGCACAAAATGATACCAAACAATTAACTCAACTCGTTATGAAGGTCGTAGAACAAAATCAAGAACTAACAAAACAAATTGTTGAATTATCTAAAAACACCGGAAGCAACCACCACAACATGATAAACTCTAACAATAAATTCAACTTAAATCTTTTTCTTAATGAAACTTGCAAAAACGCTATTAATATAACTGATTTCGTCACTTCATTAGTTGTTAGTGTCAAAGATTTGGAAGAAACTGCCAGATTAGGATATTCTGAAGGAATATCTAAAATATTTTTAGATGGATTACAACAATTAGATACTTGTACACGACCAATTCATTGTTCTGATACAAAAAGAGAAATATTGTACATTAAAGATGCTAATAAATGGCTCAAAGAAGACTCTAATAATACATTACTAATTAAAGCCATCAAAACAATTGCTCATAAAAATATGAAAATGATACCTGAATGGATTAAACAACATCCCGATTATAATGACTCTGAATCTAAAACAAATGATAAATACATTAAAATTGTTATGAATTCTATGAGCGGATCTACAGAAGAAGAACAAAAGAAAAATATTAATAAAATTATTTCAAATGTCGCTAAAGAGGTTTTTATTGAAAAATAAATGTTTAAATTATAAATATTTTCTATATTTATAAATTATTATGAATAAATCTATCAAAGCAATCGCTGTTTTTGACAATGATGGGATCAAAGGTACTACCAAATTCACAGAATTTGGTAATAAAGTTAAAATTGACGTTAATATTGTAGGATTAACACCTAACCATTTTCATGGATTTCATGTCCATGAAGCCGGTGATTTAACAGATAAATGTACAAGTATGTGCGCACATTTTAACCCTTACGGCAAAACACATGGATGCCCTGGAATGAAAAATAGACATGTCGGAGATTTGGGAAATTTAGAAACTAACAACAAAGGAGAAGCAAAATATACTTTTTATGATGATTTTATTAAATTACGAGGAATTAAAGCCAATATTATTGGAAGAGGACTTATTATTCACGAAGATGCAGATGATTGTGGTCAAGGCACATTTCCTGATAGTTTGACCACTGGACATTCCGGAAAAAGAATCGCATGTGCTGTTATTGGATATTCTAAAGACAATTTCAAATGTTAAATGTTTTTATTCTTTATCACGACCATACTCACAATATTGACGTTGTGAAAACCCTTTAGGATGTTCACAATCTATACTTAATTTATATTTTCTTGACCACTTGCCACCTCTATTCTTATTTATCTTTGTATGAGTATTTCTATGTGTACCTTTATGACCATTTTTATGTTTTTTATGACTTTTTTTAGTTATCCTTTCATACACTTTTTTCGCAGAACTATGAGAAGTGGTTGATACCACATTAGTTATTTTGGACTCAATCCAATTTATAAATGAATCTACACTACGATCCTTTTTTTTTATTGAACTATTTTCATATGACTCTACCACTTTCCCATAATTACCTATATATTTCATTGTTGGAAAACCATCTACTTGACCTATATGCTTTATCTCATTTAAATTATCTTTATTCACATCTATTACAACTAATTTTTTATTATTTGCATATTGAGATTTTAACGCATTTTCCAATTTACTCCATTCCGGTCTAGTTGCATTACATGGACCACAACCTTCCATATAAATTAAAATAAATACATCATGACCTGATTTTATCAATTTATCTATTTTACGTACATCCTGTTTTGATTTTATATGAAGAATAATCATTATATATTATACTGTTAAAAAAACTATTTTAACTATATACTTTACTTTGACTAAACTAAAGTTTTTATTCTTTTTTTAAAAGTATAATATATATATGAGAACATCAATGATTTTATTAATTCTAGTATTATTTTTAGGTGGTTTATATTTCTATGCAACTTATTTTGGAAAATCAAAATTATTAGAAGGATTAACCACTATAAATGGAGAATTAAGATGTCCCAACATTTTAATACAAAAAGGAGCCAAATTTTATTTATATAATTCTAATATTGCTCAAGTTCCGGGAGTTAATCCTATTGAATTTAATAATTTAGAGGAATATACTGAATTTCTTGAATGGCAACGAGGAGCAGGCATTAGATGTCCTGTTTTGTATGTGCAAAATACCTACGACGCACAGGGAAACCGAGTGTATAAAATTAGACCTAGTGTTACCGAATTACAAGGAGGATTACCTCCTACTACAACTGTACCGTTACCATTGAAATTTACTCCTTTGGTTGATGCTACTCAAAATGATCAACCATATAATAAAAATGGATATCCTGCTTTTGATCAATCATCTTATTATGTGGGGGCTATCACTCCTTTAGATATGATTAAAAATTCTGATGCTAATATGTTGTATAGTGACAACGCAATGGATCCTAATTGGGGAGGAGCAGGATATACACAGGCATTAGTTGATTCAGGATATTACAAGGGTAATGAAGTTAGTATTAATGTCCCATAAAGATAATTTAGTATATTTTATAATAATATTAATATAATATATAAAATATGCCACCAAAAGGAAAAGAAGGAAAAGAAAAAGGAACAAAAAAAGCAACAAAAACAACAAAACCAACAGAAAGTAAAGCACAAATACGAGTACAAAAAGAAGAAGCAAAATTAACAGAACCAGAGGGAATGGATACAAGAGATGACCAACCACCTCCAAGTATTGAATCTGCAGCAATACAGATAAAAAAACTAGAAATAGAAAACCTTAAATCAGTAAATGGTATTCAGCCTGTACCTGAAATTCCTAATGATAGTAAAAATAATAATATTAAAGTTTCTTTTGTTTTTGATGAACCTGGTAAAAATTATATGGTTTCTAATTTAAAAGCGGTAGCCCCGTCTGCAGCATTATCGGATATTACTAAAGTATCTGTAGATATTACAGCACAAGCATTAGAAGAATTGGTACAAAAGAGTTTACTAACCCAAAAAACAGCCGATATTAGTGAATTAAGCAAAATGAAATTAAAAAGAGATGATGCAGCACCCGCATATGCAGCATTAGAAAAACATTGGAATTTGATAAAAGGTATTGGTGCTGGAAAATTAAAATCTCAAGGTTATGATGATACACAGGAAATTTTTGGACAAGCACTAACTAGTGCAACTGCGGCTAAGGCAATTATGGATTCAGCATGTTTAGGAGAAAATGTACTGGTATATATAGATAATGATTTTTTTGAAAAAACCACTATTACAGAAGCACAACTTTCTGATTTAATTAACATATATAAAAGCGTTGGAAAAACTAGCGGAAGAGGTGAACAATATGGACTAAAAATATTACGTTTTTTTCTTAGAATGAATTATTGTCCTTTTTTTCAACTAGTTAGTTCAGATCGTTTGGGTGCTTTTAACGGTTTGAGAACAATAGAACTTATTATGAAGATATTACCTGCAGTTGCTACTCTTGAAATACCCAAAGGTTCAGGAGGACAAACATCTATTACTCATGAAGGATATTTAATGAGTATAATTTTGGATGCTGTATTTACTAATAACAATATTGATTCATTATTCCCACAACCAACTTTAACTGCTCTAGTCACGTCTGGTATAGAATTGCCCGACATTGTGTACAAAATAAAAACAGAAGTTCGTGAACACGGTTTTGATGTAACACAAGTCATATCAATGGCAAAAGAAGGAATTGTCAAGTTTGATAAACATGGAGGCATTGAAGAAACAATTAATGGTTTAGACTCAAACTGGGCATTAGTTTCATGGATGACAGATTTTATCCCAACTTTTAGTGAGATTTTTTATAAACACATAGATCCTCATTTAGAAACTTGTTTAAATGCTATAAAAGCATGTTACGAAGATGTTTCCAAACAAACACTAATAGTAGTTGTTAATGAGTTTGTCTGGTTACAATGGCAACTACAAATATATAAAACCACACAAAAAGTTTATGGTGTACAAAAAATGACAGGATCAGAAGAAATTGAAGAATTACCAGGATCAGAAGAAATGGAAGATTTACCAGGATCAGAAGAAACAGGTAGTGCTAAGGGACCATCAGTGGATAGCGATTCAGAATTACAATCATTAATTAATGATAGAAATAAATATAAAAAGGCTTTGGAAAACCAAAGAGAAGCATTCTCTCACGGATGGATTAAAGTTTTATCTATAGTGTTTAGGTACGAAGCCTTCTTTGGGCATGATAATAAATCAAAAGAATTACTTAAATTAGCAGTTAATAGTGATCCCGAAGTAAACAACATTTTTCAAGAATATAAGACTGAAAAAAGAGATCCACGCGATTTAGACAACATTCCCTGGCGCTCTTTTGAGGAGTGGATTCTGCATAAGTGTGAAAAAGAAACAGGTATGACAATTTTTGAAGGTAATCAAGCACCAGATCCATTGAAAGTTGCTGAAATTAGGGAAGGTATGGACGCCAAACTCCAAATAGAATTTAAAAAATTAGCGGAGGATTTTGATGGAGAAGGACTAGCATCAAAAAAAATAGAAGCTTCTAATAAAATTTTAAGAGATGAAAGCCCAAACATATTTTCCACAGACAAGGTACCTGCACAATCATTTGGATTATCGTCAAGCATGGGTATTTCAAACTCAATTGATAATACAGTAATAAATATAAATCAGAAACAAGGAGAAAGAGCGACGAAAACAACATCATTTGCTGCGGGTGGTGGAAATCCCGTTAATAACTTATTAAGTAGTGGAAATATTGGTGGGTGGAAACTAGTGGTTGCTTATGACTTAGAAAATTACGTAAGTCCAGACTCTATAAGAGAAATCACTGAAGAAGAACAAAAACAAATATTTTTAGCATGGACAAATGATATTATATTAAAAGAATTAGCTAGAAATAGGGTTCCCCAAGATAAAATTTTTGAAATTCAAGGGATTCTTTCTACTTTAGATCGTGCTAGTAGAATAAACCATCCACGTGCTAAATATTTGACTGGTAAACTAACAATTCCCATAGTATTGCGGACAGATGAAGATGGCAAACCAGCAATGATATTGAATATTGAATATAACGTCGGTACAGATCCAGATATAAATATATATGATCTTGAAGAAGAAGGTAATGTACTAAATGATGCATTAGTTAAAATTATGCATGAATATGATGATAGTAGGGGTGCTAGTGGTAAGACCGAAAGTGATTTTAATCCTGAAGAACTAAAAGATGTACTAGTTTTTTTGTTTTCCAATACTCCAGACAAAAAAGAGATGAACGATACAATAAGACGTGGTCCTTTAATAGACAGATATGGTATCCCAATAAAAAAAGGGGTAAAAGCTCCTCCAGCGACTAGAAATATCGAAGATTATCAATTAACAATGGAATATATATTTACATCCTGTCTAGAGGCAAATAATATAAATCAACCCATGAGGTCTGCTATAAGAGTAATCATACAAGAAATTGCTACACAGTTTGTTAATAGTTTTAATCCACCACCTGGCAGTGGTGAACAAGGTGAATTTAGCAAGTATATGACTGAAAACCAGTTTTGGACGTTATATTTAACTCATATGTATGCTAGAAATCCACGTATTGTAGGATTGATGTTACCCTATATTGAGAATGTTCCAGACCCATCTGACCGATCTGTAAAAAAATTTACTGGAGATCCTTTAAATGCATTAAAAAATAGAATTTATAGGCCAGACGTTGCAGAAAGTATACTAGCCCAATCATGGAATTTTAATCAAACAATTCAAATGACAGCAGCATTTTATACAATGTTTAAGGAATTATTTGAGAGGGCAAAATTTCAAGATGTTGGAGGTAGGTTTTTTTTTGGAATATTAAGTGTTGATGACACAACAGGTCAGGCGACTGTGGACAATAGTTCACCGGAAGAATTGCCAAAAGCTGCTTTACGAGGCTTCCTAAATGCTTCACCAAAAGAAGCGGAAAAGTATGAAGCAGTAAGTACAGCAGTTGCTACTGGAAAGGCAGTTCAGGGTTTGGTTGAATTAGGAATGCAATATGGTTTCACCGAGAATATTGCACAAGAATACAAAGAGAAATTCGTAAGGGGTGACAAAATACCAAAACCACTATTAGAGTACGCTTTTGTTAATTATATAGAAGATACTTTTCCTCCGCTAGAATTACAAAGTTATGTATTGGATGCTGGTGCTGAAAGCGTGGGAGAAAATGGTTTTGTTGAAGATAATATTACGGGTATTAGTACACATAATATAAATCAAATTGAAACAGAATTAGACACGGCTGGACAAGGAGGAATATTTCCGGGACAGCAGGCTGACCCTATCACTGTTTTATTAGAAGCAGCATCAAATCAAACTTTTGTTAATTTTTTATATGGTACTGGTACATTTCCGTCTGATTCACCTTCTTTTCCGTCTACTCCACCTTCTTTTCCGTCTACTCCACCTTCTAAAGCGTATAGAAAGAGGAAACAGACAGAATCTGGTACTTCCGAGTATAAAAAGACTAAAATTCAAGATGAAATAAATAGTCTTGAGGAAGCAGAGCGTATCTTGCAAGACCAAAAACTGAAAGATTTTAATGAAAAAAAAATAAATAAACTCCTAAAAAAAGAAGAAAGACAAGCCATATGGGATCAGATTTCACAAAAATATAAACCCCAAGAAAATGCTATAGAAGCCCAATTGAGGAATTTAGAAGACCAATTGAGGAATTTACGAGAAGAACTTAGAACAAGTATGCCGGAAACTCCTCAGGCTAGTCAAGAAGATTATGTCTCAATGCACGAGTACGATATGAATGGAGATGACGAAGAGGACCCAACCTTTACCAACTCAATGAACGATGACGATATGAACGATGACGATATGAACGGAGGTGCTAAAACAAAAGAAGAAACAACAAAAGAAGAATCAATAAAAGAATTAATAGGAAAACCTGTAATTGTAATATACAATGCCAAAATAAATAAATATTATGTAATAAGTATTGAAGAATATTCAGAATATTGGTACAAGAGTAAAATGGCAAAGAGGGATTCACCCACTTTTGTAAATTTGGAGCCAGTAAAAACCGATATAACCGTAGAAGAAAAAATAGAACCAGCAGTTTCAGATAAACCTAAATCAACTCCAGGAGGAAAATCACCAGAGTGGTGGTCTAAAATAGGTAAACAAGTAAATGCTGGCCTTGAACGAAAAAATTTAAGCCAAGAAGAAAAAGATAAAAATTATGAAAAAATAATAAGAGAAGTATTTAAAAGTGTAAAAACATTAAATAGTACTGATGAAGAGATTAATGAATTAATTGAAAATAAGTTAAAAGAAATAAAACCGATAGGTGAAGTAAAAGAAACAGAAGTTATATCAGAAGAAGAACCAGTCGCAAAAGGTGTACCTGATACAATAAAAACAGGATTGTCTCAAGAAGAAATATCTCAAATGGCACCAATGCCAACAATGCCAGTTTCAACACAAGTATATGGTGGAAGCAAAAAAAAATTAACAAGAGGAAAATATAAATATAAAGTTAGGGAAACAAGGAAACACAGAAAAGAAAAGGTAAAAAAATATACTCGTAACAATAAAAAAACAAATAACCGAAAATCTCATAATAAAAAATAAAAAGTAAATAATAAATATTTTAATTGTTTTATAAAATATTTATTGCTTATCTAAGAAAGTCATAGTAACATTTAAAGATTCTTTAGCGGCTTTTAATCTATTAAGTGCATCAATATTTGGTGTTATATCTCCAGATAAATTCATGTTCAACGCCTGTTTTATCATTAACATACCAAAATAGTCATCTAAATTAATGATAGCAGTTTCATAGTCTTTTCTGTATTTTGATATAAGCATTTCATCTTGTAATTTAACTAAATTGGCTTTGATTGCTCCAGCATAACTAGCAGCAGTACCGGCAACTCCAGAAGAAGGTGCTGGTCCAGAGGTTGTTCCATCGGCATTTGTTAACCCCTCAATAACATTTTTTTGTGAACTAAGTATTGTAAAAATAACAACAATAATAATAAATGCAACTATTAAAATACCAATAATATTAAAAAAATGTTGAACCATTATAATATAGTTTTAGAATTTACTTTTTTACAACGTCGTAAATAGTTTTCTTAATTCTTTAAAAATTTGATAATACTAGCAACCGCAGTTTTGCTTATTTTCCTAGATTTTCCATTTGCGTCAGTTGTACAAATGTTATTTAATGAATCCTCATTCTGCTGTATAGTAGTAATAAGGTTAGGTAATGTTTTATATTGTGCTAATATTGCTAAAGCAGTTGTTGAACTAACACCGGGTATTTGTGATAACATAATTTCTCCAATATTATCGGAAGTAATATTTTCTTTTTTAACCTTTTTAACCACAGTACAATAGTCTTTTTCAGTAGAAGTATGTGAATCATTATTGGTATTGGTGTCAATATTTGCAACAGTTTCATTAATATTTGTACACGTAGGAGTAGTTAAGGTACTATAAAATCCTTTTTTGTCAGATTTTCCAATTTTATATGCCATATTACAGACAATCATAGCGGTTTCATCAATAGAATTAGAACGCATAACAGAGAACCCTTTAAAATAATTAATTGAGAACATGGCGGAATATAATGTTTGTTTATCCATTCTTTCTTTAAAAGTATTAAAACGATACATATCGCCTTCAATAAGATAAATGATATTATGATTATGAAAAGGTAGACCATTTAGCCTATAAGATTGTTCTTCGTATCTACCATCTTTGATACTTGCTGCTAAATCCGCTAATGTTTTTCTTTCTACAATGATACAATCTTGTGTACCATCATTGATAATAATATCACCTAAAGGTAGATTTTCGGTTGCAATTTTAATATCCTTAAACTTAGGTTCTGCGTTGATAGTATGTTCACATTTTTTAAGTAATTCGGTCTCTCTAAAATCAATTTTAATGTTCATTATAATAATTTAATAGTGTTGTTATTAAATTATTTTTCTTAAATATTCTTTCTTTTTTTTTGTTTTTTTTGTTTTTTGTTTTAACCCATATTTCCACCAATTGTAGCACGGTATCCGTATGTTTGAGTTTGAATAGTTTGGTTAGCAACGCATCCTAATCCAAATTGAGTATTGACTGCTCGTATTAAATTAGGATTAGATGATAGGAAAAATCCAACTGTTGGAGCAAGCCCGGCTTTTTTATTGCCACCGCAATTATTGCCTCTGTTAATTATACTCGCTTGGTTGCGAGCGTTTCGTGATCCACTCATGTACACCATCGTTATACACTAACAAAATATAAAAATTTTTCTAAATAAAATTAAATTAAATTAAATCAAAAAATTTTATAAACGATTTATAAAATAATCTTTATAGTATTTTATTTTTGTAACATTATTCTTCTAGTACTTCTGATATACCGTTCTGATAAATCTGAATGATTAGATTTAAACGTGGAACATGATAAGTCAATTATTATGATATTTTTAACTCCTGAATTGATGAATATATCAATTAATTGAAACAATGTAATCTGTTCAATATTTACTCCAAGTGATTTTATGATGTCAAATATGTCAGGCTGACCTGTTAAATTATATGCTATAATTTTGTTAAAGTAATAAAGATCAATGTTATCAGGATTATTATAGTCTTTTTTTTCAAATTTGCTATATATTTTATTGTGAATCATGTGTTTTTCTAAATGAGAATATTGATTAAGTTTATATGAATGTTCAAAAGAATGAGAAAATCTTTGAAAATGAATATTTGGTTCGTGTTTTGAATATAATCTTTGATGTTCTTCAACGATATTTTTGATTTCTTCTGTGTTGAGAGTAAGTAAAAGTTCAGTTAAATTATGTGCAATTTTAGTAATTTGTTTATTTGTTAGTTTGTTCCAATTTTTAGTACGGTTGATATAGTTATTTATTTGTTGTGATATTTTTTCAAAGTGTTCAAGAGTATAAATATTAGACACCCCAGGTGCTACTGCATCTATTTTTAAAATATTAATATTTGGTTGATGCCTGTAAATATCTAAATTTTCATCTACAGGTATCTCTCCATGTGTGTTAATTCCAATTACTAATGTTTTAGGTAGTGACATAATTAATATATGATGAACCTATTTAAATACATTTTGATATCTATATTTATAATTATGACAGAATTGGCTAAAGAAATAAGTCGTGATGAAGATATAATAAAAACCGAAGATGGTTTTATATTTAATCCTTATAATCCTCTAAATACTGAGATTACATTGAATGATATTCAATCTATTCTCACAAAATATGGAATACCTCCAAAGATTTTCAATTTAGATTTGTATAAAAGAGCATTTGTACACAGGTCGTATACAAAACGTCCTGCTTTTGAAAATTTACAGCAAAATATTAAAATAGTAGAAAAACCGAATGATTGTTTACCGTTAAGTACTAAATCAAACGAACGTTTGGAATTTCTTGGAGATGGAGTTTTGGAATGTGTTACTAAGTATTATTTATATCGCCGTTTTCCTAAAGCAGACGAAGGGTTTATGACCGAAAAAAAAATAGCGATCGTTAAGAATGAAGCAATAGGAAAAATAGCATTAGAAATGGGTCTGCATAAATGGTTGATTTTATCTCGTAACGCAGAGGAGAAAAAAATAAGAACAAATTTAAAAAAACTAGGTTGTTTGTTTGAATCTTTTATTGGTGCTTTGTTCTTAGATTTCAATAAAATAGTAGTACAGGATGATGAAGGTTGGTTTCAACATATGTTTGTTACGGGTCCAGGGTTTCAAATGGCTCAAAAATTTGTAGAAAATGTATTTGAAAAGCATATTGATTGGATTGCATTAATTCAAAATGATGATAATTATAAAAATATTCTGCAGGTAAAAATACAAAAAGAATTCAAAGTAACTCCACATTATTTAGAAATAGAACATGATATGGAACTAGGATATAAAATGGGTGTATATTTATGCTTAGGTCAACCAATTTACAATGTAACTCCTTCTGATGCTATTCATATAAATACTCTAAATAATTTTAAGGCAGTTCAAGATTATCTATTGAATCACGAAGGTAAAATATTTTTATTTTTAGGTGAAGGTCAGCATAAAATAAAACGAAAGGCGGAACAAATAGCATGTAATGAGGCACTTAAATTTATTGGCACTTAAATTTATTGGCACTTAAAAAGCCACTCTTCCAAATTTATATCGGCTATTAAATAGGTATCCTTAATTTTATCCACTAAAATTTTGATAATAACATTTTTTATTGTCTCTCTATTATTTTTAACTTCATCCATAATTTTTGTAATAGTATAAGAAGGAGACCAATTACCTGTACATAAAATAGAACAACAGCATAAACAATGTTTATTAGATATTTTTTTTAATACTTTTATGAAACGTGGACTAAACAAGCATAGTCTACTTATATATTTTGTATTATTAATCTCTATTTTTGGAGGTACAAATGGATAATTTGCTGGTATTATAAATGAAAATTTTATAATATTATTGTCTTCTTTTTCAAAAATTTCTAATATCCATTCAGATAGTGAATAGCAAGCGATTTTAGCATTAACAATATTTGTTTTGTTAAGTTGATTCCATTCCCTCTTAATTCTTTTAAGTGGTCCACATATTCCTAACGAGTCAAAATCAGGTTCCATATATTGTTATATAAATTGTTTTTATATGATTTAAAGATGATGAATTAAAGATGGGTTAAAATATTATTAGTGATACAAATTAATTAATTTCAATACATAAAATAATAAAAATTTATATATTGAAATTATATAATGGATCCAAAAACATTGTTAGGAAAATTACAAATAAAACCAGTAGTAAAACCTCCACAACCAGTAATTGTAAAATTAACATCTGAACCAGTTGTACAGGAAACGGTTGTAAAACAAAAAACAATTATAACTGCTGAAAAAGATGAAGGTAAAAGAGCCCAGGATATTTTAGAAGAAATAAAACGTAAAAAATTATCGGCTGTTGTAAAGAAATTTCCGGAACAACCTCAACAGAAGATAGAAGTTTCTCTAGCACCTCCTATACAGGAAAAACCAGTAAAAAAAGTAAAAAAATTAACAGGAAAAACAACATTAGTAGAAGAAAGAATAATTGACCCTGAAGAACAATTGCCTGAAGGAGGTCCTAGATTGCCAGAATTTGTGGAAGAAGAATTAGATGTTCCTGCAGCCAAACCGGTAACTGAAATAATTACTAAACCCAAAAAACGTTTGACACCTAAGGTAGAAAAGGGTATTTTAGTTTTAGGTACAGATGATAAGATTGTTATTGGTGACACAACTTTATCTAATAGATTGCCACCAGTTCCACCAATAGATGTAAAGGTTTCAAGTTATTATATGAATAATCGTGAAATGTTTGTAAATTTTATTAATGGATTATTTTCTGAATATAAAGATGATTTGGTTGATGAAAGTAAAGGGATTAGTTGCGAAGATATTGGAAAAGATACAGGAGAAATAGGATTATTGACTCATCAAAAAATTGTACGTGATTATATTAATTTATATACACCATATAGAGGATTATTATTATATCATGGTTTAGGATCTGGTAAAACATGCAGTTCTATTGCTATTGCTGAAGGTATAAAAAGTAGTAAACAAGTGTGGATTTTAACTCCAGCATCTTTGAGACGTAATTATATGGAAGAAATAAAAAAATGTGGTGATCTATTATATCGCAAGAATCAATTTTGGGAGTGGATTTCTACAGATGAAAATCCTGCATATATAGACTCATTATCAAAAGCACTTGGTTTGTCAGTACAATATATCCGAAGACAACGTGGTGCTTGGTTAATCAATATTACTAAACCATCTAATTATAAGGACTTATCTACTTCTGACAAAAAAAGTTTAAATTCACAATTAGATGAGATGATTCAACATAAATATAGATTTATTAATTACAACGGTTTGAGAAGAGATAGATTTAAAGAAATGACAAGTGATTTTGATAATAATATATTTGACAATTCTGTAGTGATAATAGATGAAGCCCATAATTTGATTAGTAGAATAGTAAATAAGATTAATAAAATGGCAAAATCGTTTCAAAGAAAAAAAGGCCGAGATGCTCCTGTTCCTCAATCATTATCCTTAATTTTATATGAGTTTTTACTAAATGCTGATAACTGTCGTGTAGTTTTACTTACCGGAACTCCTATTATTAATTACCCAAATGAGATAGCAATTTTATTCAATATATTAAGAGGGTACATTAAAAGTTGGAATTTTACTTTGACATCTCAATCACAGCAAAAGTTGTCAGAAAAGACAATATTAGATATTTTTGCTAAGGAAAAAGTACTAGATTATGTTGCTTATGTTCCAGGTACAAAAACTTTAACAATTACTCGTAATCCTTATGGTTTTGAAAACAAAATAACTGGTTCTGGTTATAAAGGAGTCACAAATGAGCCACGTGAACGAAAGGATGAAAAAACTGGAGAAAAAATTTATGAAGAAAGAGCAGTTGTAACAGATACGGAATTTGTCACTAAAGTAGTAAAATTATTGGCTAAAAATGATATAACCGCAATTGGTAATGCAACTACCTATAATTTGAATACTGCTTTACCAGATTCATTAGATGAATTTATAAATATATTTGTTGACACTGATACAGGAAATGTTAAAAATATTGAAAAATTTAAACGCAGAATAATTGGTTTAGCATCATATTTTAGGTCCGCACAAGAAGAATTATTACCAAGTTATGATAAAACCTTTGATAAACATATTTTATTTATACCAATGAGTGATTACCAATTTAAAATTTATGAAGAATATCGTCAACTAGAAAGAATCAATGAGCAACCTCCATCAAGTAAACAGGGAAAGGGTACAGTGGATAAAGATGGATTATTTATTGAACCATCTTCTACATATAGAATTTTTTCTCGTTTGGCATGTAATTTTGTTATGCCGACGCCGCCAGGACGCCCAACTCCTGCTATTGTGAATAAAAATCAGTTTATTAAAAAATTAATAAAAAAGTATGACAAATTTATAAAAGAAACCCTTGAGTCTAGACTATCTAACAAAGAAGAAATAGACAAATTGTTGGCAAATTTATCTGAATATGACGCTAAATATAGTGAAAAATATAACAGCATGAGTAAAGAAGAAAAAAAAGCGATTGACAAATTAATTAAATCATATATTAGCAGTTTTGCAATAGGTTCTTTTGTTGGTACACTAGAAAAATATATTGAGGTAAATATGCCAAAGGTAACTGAAGTACCAGAAGCCAAAGCAACAGAAGCCAAAGCAACAGAAGCCAAAGCAACAGAAGCCAAAAGTATGGCTATTGTTGAACCTATAAAATTAGCAGCACCAAAATTAACTAAGGCCGAAAAGGAAAAAATAAAAGCGCAGGAAAAAGAGGAAAAGGAAAGATTAAAAGCTCAGGAAAAAGAGGCTGCTAAAGCCGAAAAGGAAAGATTAAAGGCTCAGGAAAAAGAGGAAAAAGAAAGAATAAAGGCTCAAGAAAAAGAGGCTGCTAAAGCCGAAAAAGATCGTTTAAAGGCTGAAGAAAAAGAACGAAAAAAAGCAGAAAAGGCATCTAAGGGAAAAGGTATTTATGATTCAGATACTGAAGATGACGACAATGAATATGTTGAAGATGATGAAGATGTTGATGAAAATGTTGAAGATGATGATGATGATGATGATGATGATGATGATGATGTTTTATCGTTTGGTGGTTCCAAAAAAGGTGAAGAAGATTTAGAAAAACTATTAGATCAATTAGACGAACAAGAGGAATTTGTCCCGTTAGAAGGAATTGCCGATGAGGATGCTCTATTAAGAGAAATTACAGAACTAGAAAGTGATGAAATTTTGGAAAAAATGGGCGACGCCCAATATAAAGAATCAATAAAGTTGGCTGTGGAATACTTGAAAAGACATAAAAATACAATCTTGTCTCCAGAAGGTCTTCAAACTTACAGTCCTAAATTTTTAGCCATGTTAGAAAATATTGAAGATCCAGAACATCAAGGTCTACATTTAGTTTATAGTCAATTTAGATCTATGGAGGGAATTGGTATTTTTGCTTTAACATTAGAAACTAACGGTTTTGCCCGTTTCAAAATAAGGCGTACAGGTGCAGACTCGTGGGAAATAAATATGAGCGAAGAAGATATGGGTAAACCATGTTATGCATTATATACTGGTACTGAAGACGCTGAAGAGAGAGAAATTATTCGTAATATTTATAATGGAACATGGGATTATATTCCTAATAATATTGCAACTCAACTACGTGCAAAAAGTAGTAACAATGATTTAGGTAATATTATAAAAGTGTTAATGATTACATCAGCAGGGTCAGAAGGAATTAATTTACGTAACACACGATATGTACATATAATGGAACCATATTGGCATCCAGTAAGAGTTGAACAAGTTATTGGTCGTGCTAGACGTATTTGTTCTCATCAAGGTTTACGAAAAGAACTTCAAACAGTAGAGGTGTTTGTATATGTAATGACTTTAACTAAACAACAAATAGATAGTGAATATGCTACGGAACTCAGATTAAAAGATGTTTCAAGAATTACCAAGGACCCTCAAACTTCTGATCAAAAATTATTAGAGATATCTAATATTAAAGAAGAATTATCTCTCCAAATTTTAAAGGCTATAAAGGAAGCCTCAATAGATTGTGCGACACATGTTAAATCAAGTATAAAAGAAGGTTTAGCATGTTTATCTTTTGGTCAGCCATCTGTTACGGATTTTTCTTACAATCCAAATTATTCTCAGGATGAAAATGATACAGTTGCTGCTATAAATAAAGTTAAAATAGACTGGTTGGCACGTCCATTTACATTTACTGATCCAGTAACCGGTATACGTAAACAATATGCATTAAGAGATGATACTCAACAAGTCTATGTGTATGAAACTGTTATTAATGCCCCGCCAGGTGTTCAGCCAGTGTTAGTTGGTAAGTTAGTAAAGCGTCCTGGAAAACGTCCAGGGGATAAGGGTACATATATAATAGATCAGACTAAAACCAGTTAAAAGAATTGCCTAACAATATTTAATTATCATTTTGACTATCTTTTTTTTATGTATTTTCATTTTCCCCGTTTTCATTTTCCCCGTTTTCATTATTTTTAATTAATGATTGAACTAACAATAATAAAGTATCTATTGTTTTTCCTTGTAAATCAATCTTTTTATTCATTTCATTTAATTGTTTGATAAATTCATTATTTGGAATAATTGGTGGATTTTGCATAATGGTTGTATTTCTAACTAATTTTTCCCTATTAATTATTTCTTTTTTGACTTCAGGTAATTTAATAGAAGGTTGTGTAACATATTTAGTAGTTTCAAATTCCTGTGTTACCTCTTTTTCCTCTTTTTCTATATTGGTTTCAAGTTTTTTTAATTTATCAAATAAACTAACTGTAGGTATCTCTTCAATATTTAAATTCACATTGTTAGTCTCAAATGACACTTTTTTTTTGGGTTGTTCCAATAATATTGGATTATTTTGCTCGTCAATATTCAAATACTTAAGGCGATTATTTGAAGTTGAAATGGATTGTACATTCAAATTTTCTGCAATAATTTTTTCTGTTTTAACAGATGTTTCAGAAGGTTTTAACCATTGTTTGGGGTCAATATTAGAAGTATTATAATTAGATGTTTGAATAAATTCTATTTCTTGATTTCTTTCAGCCATTTTTTCGGCAATTAATGAATCCATTTCAGTAATTTTGCTATCTGAACTTCCGTCAGAAAAATCTAAAACCTTAGGTTTTGGTGGTGTCATATAATTATCTAGTTCCATACGTCTTTGATTGACCTCTTTTTCAAAAGTAGTTTGTCTAAGTGATTGTATATCTTCAATTTTGTAAGGCTCATTTATTTCTTGGTTACTAATAGTTATTCTTTTTGTATTATTGCCTTGTTTTAAATTTGGTAATAATTTATTAACAGCAATTAATACTTGTCGTAAAAATAATTTATTTAATTCCATCAAATTAGTTACTGGATTGGCTTTTGCTAAAAAAGGGTTTATGTTACTATCAAAAATAGTTTTAATATTTGATAAAATGACTTTATTGTTAGTATCAATTTGAAGTTCATCTAACAGTACTTCCCATATCATGATTAAGTTATCTCTAGTTTGAAAATTTTTGATATTGTTCATCTATATAAAATAATAATGATTTTTTATGTTATTATTTTACTCATTTATAATTCAGGGTTAAAATAAATATTTCTGAATTTTTGCATATATTTATCTTCCAAAATATGCGTTTTTAAATAATGACCTGTAATTTTATCTTCAAGCATATGTACAACAAAAAATAACGAATATACACCACATTCGGTATCACCATACTGGTGTTCTACTGGATAATTTTCATCAAACTCAAAATTAATTGGAGAAGATAAATTATGACCTTGTTCAATAATAGTATCTACAAATTTTTTTATTTGTTTGGGGATTGTTGGTCCTGCACTATCAAAATAAAATATTTTGCCCTTTTTTACATTAATAAATAAACTTACCCAATGACTACCACCTTTGTAATGTGGATCCAAATTAAAAATAACACCAATTTTTGTTTTACCTTTATTAATATGATCTTGAAGATTAAAATGACATAATTCTTCCCAAACGCATTCACCGTCTAGTAAATGAGTATCATAATTAATTGGCGATGGTCCTAAAAAATCAAAACATTTATATTTCTTTTCATATTGACCCATTACTTTAAGTATATCTAAACTTGATAACCATTCATTCGGATTTTTTTTCCAAATAGCCGGAGATTGAGGAGCAAATGAATCTAATAAATCTTTTTCTAATTTTGTGTTTTTAGTCATTTGTCGTATCCAGCATGATTCTTTATTGCATATGTTTAAATAATAATTTTTGAGAGTATTCCAGATAGTTTTTGAATTATTTGTAGTGATAGGATTGTCCGGATGTCTGGAATTCCACATTTCTTTTAATTTGACCAAATCTTTGTTACTGTAACATGTATATTTGTGATTGTTATTTTCTGGACTGCAACGAAGGGTTACAAATTTTTTTGACATTGTACGTTTTTTTGTTTTGCGCCCTCCTCTTTTGTTTTTCCTAGTCTTCATATTATTTTTTGCCATTGTACGTTTTTTTATTCTGTGTTCTTCTCCTCTTTTGTTTTTCCTAGTTTTCATATTATTTATTGATATTTTTTTTATCTTTAAAACCCTCAGGACCTATTAAAACTTCTTTTTTTCTTGGAATAATCTTATTTTTTTCATAATTTGTTCTAACATGCTGAAACCAATCAAGAGGAAGTTTTTGAATATCATCAACACCTTGGGATTTGAACGTATTAGATTTATTATATTTTTTAAAAACACTTACTGTATCATTATTAACCATTGTTCCTCTAGTTTGTCTCGGTTCATATTTTTTGCTTATTTTAATTTCTTCTTCATTCTCATCTTCATCTTCATTTTCATCTTCATCTTCATTTTCATATTCATCTTCATTTTCATCTTCCTCTTCTTCCTCTTCTTCATTATTGTAATCATCCTCCTGATTATTTTCTTCTTCATTATTTTCTTCTTCCTCTTCAATATTTTCATTTTCTTGTACAGTTTCATTTCTTTCATTTTCAATCAATAAATTATTATCATGAATTTTAAAATAATATATACATTTATCCAAAAAATAATCAAAACCTGTTTTTACCTCTTGTAATAAGTCTTTTGGTGGATTATTAACTAACAAATCTGAAAAAAGTTCCTTAATTCTATTTTCATAAATTTCCTTATCACTTTTTCTGTTGTTTTCCTCATTTTCTTGTATTTTTTTATTAAGTTTTTGAAGTTGTTGTTTACTGATAAGAAAATTTAAAGTAATCTTATTAACTAATTCTTCGGACATTTTATAATTTAAAAATAATTTTTAAAATTCAAATAAAACGCATAATTAATTATTTTTCATCAAATGAAAAATCGTAATCTTTAAGTAACCCTCCTCTTGTTATATTTGGGACTAAATAATTATTAAAATCTTCTGTGTCAATTATTTTAAGTTTATACGATTGAGATACGTGTGGTGATTGCAGTATATCTAATAATTGTTTTTTTCTGTAAAATGTACATATTCTTTCAAATAAACCAGGATCTTCTTCATGTGGTATTTCATTATAACCCGATAAATTAGTAGGATTACCTTTTGAAATAAATGTTATATGCTTAGAAAATTTATTACAATTTATTTTGTATATAAAGAACCATATAACAAATAATATTGATTTCATATACTATTTATTATATTATAATCTTTAACTTATTTTTTATAACCTTATTATCACATTAGTTGCATTGTGTTGATTTTTTTATATCTCTAACTTGTTGTCTAGTAGCATTATTAAATAATCCAAAACCGATTTTATCAGGATGAGGATTAGGATTAGTAGGAGTAAATGTTTGATCTTGAAATAATGTGGGAAATGGTTGTTGAGGTTGATTTTGATTTTGCCATTTAAATTGATATAAACTACTTGTACTAGAGGGTATATAAGTAGCCTGTGGACATGATTGTAATGCAAAAATTTGATTTCTTAATTCAGATTCATGATTTACATTAGAAGCATATCCTGACCATGGTCCACTATCATTTCCTGGATTGTACACTGTTTCAGGAGTATATGTAGCACGTTGAATTAATGGTGTTTGAATTGGTTTTCTAGGGTCAACAACTGGCATAACTGAATACTTGGTAAGAACAGGACGTGCATCTAAGTAAGGTTGTAAAGGTTGAGAAGGAATATTTCTTGTCCAAGTTCTCATAGAAACAGTTTGTTGTCTTTCAGATGTGGATTGATCTTTATAACTATAAATATCCATTGATATATATAAATAATATATAAATTAATATGAAAAAATGTTTAAATACAATTTAACTAATATATATAAAAATGTGTGGCATATTTGCTCTTCTAAATTCAGATAATTATCATACGGACATAATTACAAGTGAATTCATTAAAGGAAAAAATAGAGGACCAGAATTTTCTAAATTAGATAAAAAATTTATGAAGATGGTACTTGGTTTTCATAGATTAGCAATAAATGGTTTAAATGAAAAATCAAATCAACCGTTGGTAATTAATGATGTTGTGTTAGTATGTAACGGTGAAATTTATAATTACAAACAATTGTATAAGGATATGGGTGTAACACCTATAACAGATTCGGATTGTGAAGTAATAATACATATGTATTTAAAATATGGTATTGAACAAACACTTACTATGTTAGATGGAGTATATGCATTTGTACTTTTTGATAATAGACTTACAGAAAATCTGAATAATAAAATTTATGTAGCACGTGATCCATTTGGAGTTAGACCTTTGTATTATTTAAAAAAAAAAAGAGATATTAATAGATTAAGCAATTTGATAGGGTTTGCTTCGGAATTAAAATGTTTAGAATATTTTTACAATAGTAATAGTGAAAATTTTTTATTGGAGCAATTTAAACCAGGTACATATAGTGTTTATAACTTGTCAAATAAAGTTCAATCTATTTGGGAATTGGAGAGAGAAAATATATCATATTTTATTCCTACTTTTTCACATAATTGGTTCATAAATGGTGAAATAGAAGCAACTTTTTTAGATAATTTATCAGTAAAAATTTCATCATATTTACATGCTGCTGTTAATAAACGGTGCTTAACAACCGAAAGACCAATTGCTTGTTTGTTATCTGGCGGGTTAGATAGTAGTTTAATTGCTAGTTTAGTAAATAATTTTTATACTTCTCATTCATTACCTAATAAATTGGAAACGTACAGTATAGGACTAGAGGGTTCTGATGATCTAAAGTATGCAAGTGTTGTCGCAAATTATTTAGGTACTAATCATACGGAAATCATTGTTACAGAACAAGAGATGTTTGATGCGATTCCTTCTGTTATTCAGGCAATTGAAAGTTATGATACTACAACTGTGCGAGCAAGTATAGGAAATTATCTATTAGGAAAATATATTTCTCAACATTCTGAAGCAAAAGTAATATTTAACGGTGATGGTTCTGATGAATTATTTGGTGGTTATTTATACATGAATAAGTGCCCAGATGATATTGAATTTGACAGAGAAACAAGAAGATTATTAAAAGATATTCATTTGTTTGATGTATTGCGTTCAGATAAGTCAATATCATCACATGGGTTAGAACCGAGAACCCCATTTTTAGATAGAAATTTTGTTAATTTTATTTTATCAATTCCTCCATTTTTTAGAAATCACACAACATATGTAGATCCTGACTATGGATGTGCTGAAAAATTTATTTTAAGATATAGTTTTTTAGATAGATTTTTTATTGACAGTCGCGGAAAACAAATAATTCCTGATGAAATTTTATGGAGAACAAAAGAAGCATTTAGTGACGGTGTTAGTACCCATGGTCGTTCATTATACAAAATTTTACAGGAAAATATTGCCAAAACAATGAGTAATAATGAAAAAATATATGAAGCAAATATTGATACTGAAAAAGAATATTATAAACAAATATTTTTATCATATTATCCTAATTGTGAAAATGTGTTACCGTATTATTGGATGCCCAAATATACAACTTCTACTGATCCGAGTGCAAGAACCCTAGATATTTATAAAATAAATTAAAATATTGACTATATATGTTATATAAACGATCTACAAAAAAACATAACTTAAGGAAATTATCCAAAAGATCTAGAAGATCCAGAAAAAATATGAGATGAAGTGGACATATTCCACCTGAAACAATTAGGTTTACACCTGAACAACGACTTGAAGCACAACGACAAGGTGATATTATAGCAGCAGAAGAATGAGAAGCAGCAGAACAAGACAACCCACTTCCACTAAGAGAACCGATGACAGAGAGACAACGTGAATTACTTAATATAGCCGCTGATCAAATTAATAGAGGAGAAAGAACATTTCTAGGTCTCACAGAAGACGAATTAGAGGCCAACCGACAACGATAATTTTAAATATATAAAAAAAATATATATTTATAATAAATGTCAATTGATTCAACATTATATAAATTTCAAAACGACGCATTTAATGCGGTTTTATATATAACATGGACTTTATATATAATAATTTTGTTAGGTGTATCTGCTAATGCTCCACAATATCTTAGTACTTTACATTATTATGTAAAAATATATGTAAGTTTATTTTTGATTTATAGATTTAGGCCATTTCGTACAGTAAAATTTACACCTTTAGATGCCCGTATAGCGTTTAGTGCCGGAATATTTTTGCTAGGAACAACAATAATCGGTGATTCTATGATAAAATATTATAACCAAATTAAGTCATACTTGATTATATTTAAAATAACACATTAGGTTATTACTAATATAAATTAATAAACTTTTTTGATAGTTTTATTCTTCTTGAGTTTGATATTTCGTTTGGTTCCTTTAGGTGGTGGATTCTGTATTTGTTTTTTGAAGAAAATCTGTAAATGCTGCATAATTTTTTTGCTTAAAATTTGATCAATTTTGATCGCTTTTGGTGTTTTGCCTACATGATTGTAGCGAAATGTATGTAGCATGGACATTATTTGGTCCCTACATGATGTAGGGATACCAATATCAGCGCAATCCAGTAACCTATCTATCATTAAATTGAACTCTAAATCGTACTTATATGGCTTCACATTTATATAATAAATTTTATCGTTCTTCATTTTTGGATGATATATATCATCTAGGAAACATATTTCCGTATCTTCAGGGATTTTTGTACATTTTATTAAATCTTTATAAGTTTTTTCGTTAGTTGTTCTACACAACTCTACACGTTTACCATTTACTTTATAAGCACCTATTAATTGATCAAATAAATTATAATTTAACTTTGACTCAAAATATTTCATTATCAATTTAGCCCAATCATATGGACCTTGATTATTCGTATATATCATTATTTTGGTACAATCATTTTTTTGTTTTTTACTTTTTAAATATGATAAAATATCTATTATTTTTGGACGCAAAAATTCTGGGTACAAATCTAATACTGTATTAAATAATTCTTGATTTATTTTTATATGCAACTTTGAATTATTTATACATTCTTTTATTGCATCCCATAACATACCTAATTCTACAAAATATCCTAAGGTTTCATCTAAATCAAATACAACAATTTTGGAATTGCAATACATATATTAATAGCACATTATATAATATAAAAAATAAAATATTATTACTTTATAATATATGAACACTCAATTATCTAACAAAGATTATATTAATATCTTAGATTTTTATGGTGTTAAAATACCTAAATCCAAAAGAATGTTAAAAAAAATAGCAGAGCAAATTATGGCAAAAAAACTATGCAGGTGTATTAAAAAAATTGATATTACTAATGAAACCAAATCTATTGGCATTTGTACTAAAACTATATTCAATAACAAAGGATATACCAGAGGACAATTTAACTGTAAAAATAAAGAAACGGTTAAATTCAGAAAAACTAACAAAAATAAAACTAAGAAAAATAAATAATATTTTTATATTATAAATATGCGTAGAAATATTACACGAAAAAGCAAAAAATCCGGAGGAACAACTACTGAAGAAAGTATATCATGGGATATTGAAAAAGGACCCAAAATGATAACAGTAGTTGAATCTTATTCCACACCAATTGATCCTGTTAAACAAGCACAATTATTAAAGGAAGCAGAGGTTGAGAAGATGAAACAACTACTACAATCTATTTCACCTTCTGAATCAAAACGAATATTTGAAGAGGGAACACCTGAAACTAGAAAAAGAAAGGCTATTGCTGCTCAGATTGATAAGGAATATGCCGATGCTTATTTTGCTGAACTACCTATTTTTGTTAGTAGTCATAGTCCTAGTGATATTGCTAAAGGTATAAGTTACAAGTCTTTAAAAAAACGCAAACGAAGGGCTTTAAATACCCGCAAACGAAGATCTTTAAGTACCCGCAAACACAGAAAACATAGAAAACACAGAAAACATTAATAAAACAACATAATAATATTCTTTGGATTATATTATAATGACCAATTATTATGATATAATTATTGTTGGATCCGGAATTTCTGGTTTGTATGCAGCATATAATATACTAAGGTTATCACCGCATACTAGAATTCTCATCTTAGAAAGTAATAAAAAACCGTATATTGGGGGAAGAACTGGAAATGAGATATTTTATGATACATCGGTTGTTGTGGGTGCCGGTGTTGGAAGAAAAGATACCGATAAATTACTACAAAAATTATTAAATGAACTACATATTGATTATAAATTTTTTAAAACTAATATGAACTATTCTAAACTTATTCATAAACCAATTAATATCAAAACATGTCTTAAATTTTTAAGAGAAAAATATCAACAAAAATATAAACAAAAACCTTCTACAACATTTAGACAATTTGCTAAACATGAATTAGGTAATGAGTTATATGACAGTTTTATTGTCTCATCTGGATATTCTGATTATGAAAATCAAGATACATATGAAGTTTTATATCATTATCAAATGGAAGATAATGCACCTGGATGGACAGGCATTCATTTATCTTGGAATGAATTAGTACATAAATTATGTGATAAAATTGGAAATAAACATATAAAAACATCTAATAAAGTCGTAGATATACAAAAACTACAAGTTCATCCGTGCCTATTCAAAGTTACTACTGAAAAAGGAGCCGTATATGTATGTAATAAAATTATTATAGCAACACGTATTAATACAACTCAAAAGTTATTATCTAATCACAATATCTACCAGGAAATTAAAGGACAAGAGTTTTTGTATGTATACGCTAAATTTACAAAAACATCTGCACAAATAATGCATGAATATGTTCCTTCTTATACAATTGTTCCTGGACCATTACAAAAAATGATACCAATGGATCCCAAAAAAGGAGTTTATATGATCGCATATGCAGATAATGAGAATGCTACATTTTTAAAAGACCATATAGATAATACACCTAAAAATAGAAGTTTCTTTGAAAGAGAAGTGGAAACAGCATTAGGTATCCCGCAAAATACTCTACAAATTATGGCGATTAAAGATTATTATTGGCCAATTGGTACACATTATTACACACCTTTAAATAAACATCTATTTTCTAGTCGTGAAACATTTATTGAAATGGCACAACATCCTGAACCAGGAATATTAGTTATTGGAGAAGCAGTTAGCAGACGACAAGGTTGGGTAGAAGGAGCGTTACAAAGTGTACATAATGTTTTAAATAAAAACTGGATTAAAAATATAAATTGTTAAGTATTTTATTTAGGTAATAATTTTGACACTATAATAAATGCTATAGGAATAATATAAGGTAAACTGTTGATTATTTTATGATATATTATTTTAATTTTGATATATCTTTCTTTTTCAAAATATTTACCCTCTTTTCCACATCTATTTTCATCATTTCTACAAATATCTACATAACTATATGTTATTTCATCTGTTATAATATTTTTCTCTCCAAATTTGTTACATTTACTATATGGTGATGTGAATGTATTTAATATTGGTGGATCATAATAAACACAGTTTTTACAAGAAGGCATATCAATATTTTTGATTATTTTATTAGGATTACACATGTACAACAATAACAGTCTAGATTTATTAAACATTTGTATAAATACATTATCATTATTTATTTAAGTTATTTGTACCAATTAAAATTTAAAAAATACAATAACATTACATAAAATGACCGGAATAGAGTTAACTATTATAATTATTGGTATATTAGGAATATTTGTTTTAATAATACGTTATAATACAGAAGATCCATTCAAACAATGTGGAAGAAGAGTTTATGCAGAGGCGTAACTAAACTTTGCCAATCCAAAATTTATTTTTAAGCATAATATAAAAAATATAAACTAACAAAAATAAATTAATTACTACTATTATTGGTACATTTTGTATATTTCCTTTAATAAAATTATGAGTCATTTGGGCATCTTTGTTAGTTCGTTCTTTCCAGCGAATTAATAAAACTGATACCGACAATAAAAACAATATCAATATACAACTTGTATTAGATAGAATTGCCATCAATACTTCATTATTTATAATTGCTAATAAAATTGTAATTACTAAAGAAGCAAAAATAGCATTAGATGGTGAATTAAAATTGTTCTCTTTTTCCCAAAATTCTGAAAAAAT